GTTCAGACCCGTTTAGACATCCCAAAGAACGCAGAATACGATGGGAACGCCGCTGTGGAGGCTGCAGGCGTTCTGGAGGAGTTGTACGAGCGGATTCGGGCTGGAGTGAGAGATTCTCCAATCCGAGCCGACTTTGACACCTGGTTGGCGTCGAGGAAGGCGTATACGCAGGCTACGAAACTGCGGATCGCTGAAGCAAGGTTGGGTGCGGAGCAGATGTCCAAAGAGGAGCTGAAGAGCCACTCTAGGTCAAAAGCTTTCGTGAAGTTCGAGCCGTATGGCAAGTTGGGATTCAAACCTCGACTGATCCAGGGCAAGAGTTTCGAGTACTCGGCCATGCTGTGTCCTTACTTCCAGGAGTATACAGAAAGATTTGCGGAACTGTCACAAGCCTGGCCGGTTAATTCTGGCTGCGGTAAGACGGCAGTGGAGCTGGGGGAGAGCATTAAAGAGATGTGGGACACTGTTCCGGATCCCGTTATGGTCGAGATAGATTACTCGTCCTGGGAGTCCACGAAAGTCGGACCCTTCCTTGATGCCGAAGTGAGAGAACATGTGAGTTACTTGCTGAGTTCAGGTATACCGCACGCGGACAAAATTGCTAGCCTTATTCAGGAGCAATTGCGGTCCCGTGGGTTGACCAAAAACTTGGTTTCCTACAAATGTGATTTTGGGATGACTGAATCTGGAGTCCCGAACACGTCTGTGGGAAATGGAATTTGCAATATAGCCCTGACAGTGTGGTTATCACGGCTGTATTCTGCAGAAACCGGAAAGGTGATTTTCATGAGGGGAAAGGTCAACGGAGATGACAACCTTTTGGTTGTTAGTCAGGCGGCGGCAATTTGGCTCGGAACCAGGGGAGTTATCCACCTGAAGCGAGCAGGTTTCCGCCCGAAGATGATTGTGCATGCCCAGTATGAGCACGCTGTATTTTGCAGCGGTCGTTTCATGTTGGCGAACGCAGTACCCACTTGGATTCCCAAGATAGGGAAAGTTCTGTACAAGACTTTCTGGAGACAACCTCAAACTTTCGCAAACAAACCAGCAGGGTATTTTGCCAAGACGGTCGCTACGTCTTTTCGTGCCTTTTCAAGACTTCGTGT